GCATCGAATATCAAGGATAGTTCTTTTCTCTTCCCGGAAAGACAAAAGAACGAATAAGAGAAGAGCCTGACAGCCGGAAAGACGGCGAATTTGCGTGTTAGGTGTTACGGTAGCACATTGTACTTCCAGTACAAAGGAGTTGTTCGACTCAACGACACGCTCAAATTTAATAGAGATGGATGGATTAATTAATCACTGCAAAAACACAGGATGTGGCTTTAAATGCTGCGATTTTGGTCAAGAAGGGCATATAGTTGCATTTCCCAATGAGCTGAAAGGGAAAGACACTAAGCATCTTCAAGTGATTGGAGAGGCAGAACATGGTGCTGTGAAAGTAAGATGTGTTGCGAAGGACAGGAAAACATGCGATGGTGGATATAAGCCGATTCAATGCAGAATATTTCCACTATGGATAGGCAAAGAGGTCATGAGAAGTTCAAGGTGCCCACTCCATAACAAGCACTTAACCGAGCATATAGCGTATGCAGTAGATCTAGTTAGCAATTATCCGATGGACATTAAGGACTTTAAGAAAAATGCATTTGTGAATAAATATATCCCATATCAGCCAAATGTTGAGGTACTGAATAGGTCAGTGCATTTTGACATTGTTGCGATGGAGCACAGCCATTTAAATAATCCTAAAGAATGTTTAAGGTCAGAGGATCACATTATTACTGAAAGTTTAAATTCAGAGTGCAGTGTAGGAGTTTATGAAGGCGATGGGCTAATAGCTTTCTCGCTTTGCTATTTTAATGAATATGGGGTTGGATATGTAGAAAAGTGCTTTGTCATGCAAGACAAAAGAGGCAGAGGCTACCAGTTTAAAATGCTTGAGGTCAATAAGAGTCTGTTAGAGATAAAAGGCGTTCACACAATTTATACTATGGTGTCTCCAAGCAACCGGGGAAGTATGAAAAGCTTTGAAAAGGCTGGATTTAAAGAGTTTAAAAAGATAGAGTTTGATGGAGAAGAGCGATTAGTTATGAAGTATGAAACTGATAGTTGACAGGAAAGTAATACAAGAAAATATAAGGGTAGCTGAATCATTTGTTGGTTCAGCTACAATAGCTTTGATGTTTAAAGAGTTTTATTCAGACTTCTATGACAATAGATTTGAAGAGTATGTATGCTATGGGAATAAAGTAAATGCTATACATAGGGTCACAAATCACATATTAAACGAAGAAGAAGCATATGGAAAAATATTAATACACGAAGATGCAATAGCAAGGCATATAGAGCACAGTAAAATTTATATCCCAATCAATCTCTATGATAACAGAGAAGGGCTTAGTATAGATGACACATATAACATCGTGAAAAAATTTAAGCGTTACAAAGATAAGATAACGCTTCTCATAACATCAGGATGCATCAATGACAGATGTCCGACTTATGAAGAGATTGTATATGTTTGGAGGAGGATGAAAGATCTTGTTTCAGGAATTAGCGTAGGTGGTAGTTTTTATTTAGGTAGAGATATTCCAGAATTCATAACAGAGGTTAGGATTGGAGAGTATATGATCTTAGGTACAATTCCTTTTGCAAGCGATGAGAGCAGGTTTTCTGATTCTGCAATAGAGGTAGAGACAGAAGTAATAGCGACCTATCCGGAAAGAGGTCATATTCTGGTGAATGGTGGATGGGCAACTATCGACACTCATAAATGTACCCTGTTATCTAAAGATTTAGAATTTGTACACAATTCATGTGATTACACGATATATTTAGATAAATATAATAGATATTCTAAAGGAGATATTGTTTCGATGATCCCTGATTACAACTCATTAGTAAAGATGCAAAATGTGGCACGAGAATATAAAAGATAGAACATTCGGATATGAGTTAGAGTTTGCAGATGCAGACAAATCACTTATAGAGCTTCCATCTGGTTATAAGTGGACAGATAACAAGATGACTTTCATGCACAACTCCGATGGGAGTGCAGTAACTCATTCAGGGAAGTATGGCGGAGAGATAAACACAAGACCATATAAGTATACAGACGAAGATCTTGAAGAACTAAAAGAGTTTATTCAGAAGATAAAAGATGCAGGTGGTTACTTAATGTGGAATGAGGGATTTGATGCTCACTTATATGTCAAGGATTTAGGGCTTGATGTTTTTAAGAGGATGTTCGCCTTATCGTATTATACAGCCTTCCCCATAAAAAGGATATTTGATATAGCGGAGTGGTGGGACACAAAGTATCTCGTACCTTCTCCGACAGAGGCGGCTTTAAATTCAGTCTTAAAAGCCGATTCCATAGGCAGCCTGATAAGCGTGTTTGGCAATAGTTCAGATAGAGGATTTATCAGATACTGGCTCAACTTGGTTCCCTTAAAGAAGTTAGGCACAGTAGAGTTTAGAATATTCAACAGTTCATGGGATTTTGAAAAGGTAAAAGAGACAATCAAATTCATGTACTCATTTGTGGAGTATGCATATCTTAATGAAGATATTTCAGAATACATAAAGCTCAACACGGTTGAATCATGCCTGAAAGCATTCAATATAGATTACGACAAAGTGCCTCAGAGGCATGAAGTTCTACCATGGGCAGGAGAGCACGACAACAATGTAACAACTTTGGGTCAGATGTTCAGAAAAACTTCAAGGATGCTTTCATATATAAAGAGAGAAACAAGAAGTTATGATTGTGCAAAAATAGTAAATTCATACTTTACAGACATTGAGCAGGTGATCAACACTCCGTTTATAGAAGTTTATACTAAGGAGTACTTTATATTCATGATGTATGAGATAATTCAAGGCAGGGTAAAATCATTACTCTTTAATGAGGATTATAATTATTTGGATATCGAGGATGGAAGCAAGGAAGAGCTATTAGCAGTATTGTTCCTTTTCAATTCAATTAAAAAGCACCAAAAGTCGGAAGATGTATATCACAAATCTTTGTATGAAGACTTCATCTCTAAGTTAGATTACTACAGAGAGAAGTACACAGAGAGATATAAAAAGATGGTAAGCAATTTAGAGAGCAAGCATATAAATGTTTATTATGGGTATAGTTTAGAGGAAGCGGTCGCATCAAGCACAGATAAAGATATAGTTGTATATCAGACAGAGTTTCATTCAGGGATAAGGGCTGCAAGCAACGCTTTACATCAAAGCCTTATAGAAGATCATGGGTATGTTCCGAGAGAAGGAACTAATTATGCAGATATAAATTTAGACCTATGTAATTATATTCTTGTTTCTCAACATCAGTTCATGGGGCACAGGAAAGTGTTAAGGGATGGTAGAACGTGCTTATACTCAAATGTTGGAGATAGTGGAGACAACAGCTTCAACAAGAGATCAATAGAGCCTTTAAAATACAGGAGACTTCCTGATGATTACGAGATAACTCCAAAAAGTAAGTTGAAATTTATCAGAGCATCTATGAGTGAGATAGACTACTTGAGGATGATCTACCTGAAAAAGGATATATTAATGGGGTCCGCTCCATTTTGTTATTTATGGTTTATTGATGATTATGTTTTTGGAGCGTCCATGTTCGATTTCCTAAAGGTGACGAAGTACGGATATAATATAGCATATATGAAGAGTGATTTTGTAATCGATAGCAATATCCCAAGGATAAGCAAATTATTGATAATGGCAGTGCTTTCAACTGAATACAAAAAAGAGCTTGACATAAGATACAGAAATGATATAGGGAGGATTTACACATCTGTTTTCACTGACAAGCCGGTATCAATGAAGTACAGGGGGGGTATTTGATTTAGACGAAAGAGTTTCAGGCAAACTACACTACTCGCAAGATGCTGGTAAATTTGGATCACTTAAGAACGTGTTGCAAACATATATAAGCAGGCACTTAAAGAAAAAATAGGGATGGCAAGATTTAAAACTCAGATAAAGGAAGTAGAGCTAAGTCTTATTGATTTGGTGGAAAAGAACGCCCATTTCATGGATCAAGATACTTTCAGACAATTAATAGCGAATATAAAAAGAGATGGACAGCTGACATCTGTACCATTTCTTGTAGAGCATAACACAGGGAGATATACAGTTATCTCAGGAAATCACAGAGTGCAGGCAGCTAAGATGGCGGGAATTGTCAAGGCTTCTTTTATTGTAGTTCATGAAGACGACATCACAAAAGACGAGATATTAGCTATCCAGCTATCCCACAACTCGATCGTAGGACAAGATGATTCTGAAATATTAAAAGAGCTACTCGAAGAAATAACAGATGTGGCTATGAAAGAATATGCTCACATATCAAACGAAATACTTGATGCCGTAAAAGATGTTGACTACGTAATTGATATGCCAAACAACGAGATAGTTCCTGTCACCTTAATGTTTGTCGATACTAATAAATTTAAGTTTGATAAGCTGATGGAAACACTTGATACGCTTACTCCAAGAGAACTGGAGAATACAACGTTGGTAAATATTGAGACATTGAAGAAATTGAATGACACTACTTCTAAAGTTGGACAGAAGTATGGGATAAAATCACAAGCTTTATCTATTTGCAAGATGATTGAACTAGTAAATATAATGTTAGATGGAGAAGAAAGAACTACCGAAGCAGGTAACTGAAAGCTTAAAGGTTAGGAGGGAAACCACAGCGCAAAGAAAGAAGAGGTTTCTATCTACCTATAAGAGAAGGCTTTGCAACGTGTCGAAGTGTTGCGAAGTTATAGGAATCTCACGCCAAACATATTATCAATGGCTTAACAAAGATGACAAATTTAAAAAAGCAATTGAGGATGAGCGAGAAGCGTTCTATGATGACCTTGAAACTGTAATGTTTAGCAAGGCAATCGAGGAAAAAGATACAACAATGCTAATCTGGATAAGTAAGACTAAGATGAAGGATAGGGGCTATGTTGAGAAAATGGAGCAAGACGTAACAGTTAATCCTTTCTTAGAATTGATGCAGGAAGCAACATCTGATGGCGAATGATAAGTATATAGAGAAATTTAAATCATGGCAGGCTGACTGGAATAAATTTGTGAGAGATGTTTTGAGAGCAAGGTTAGATAAAGAACAGCAAGCGATCATAACGTCTGTCCAACACCATCCGTTGACAGCCGTAGCAAGTGGTACAAGTAGGGGCAAAGATTTTGTTGCTGCATGTGCTGCTTTGTGTTTTATGTACCTCACTCCAAAGTTTGATAAAAAAGGGAATCTCATCGAGAACACGAAGATAGCTTTAACAGCACCAACAGGCAGGCAGGTTACTAATATTATGACACCAGAGGTCAGGAGATTGCTCAGGCAGGCAAGAGTGTTGCCGGGCAGACAGGTGGCTAATGACATAAGAACAGATTATGAAGAATGGTTCCTGACAGGATTTAAGGCAGATGACAACAACACGGAAGCATGGTCGGGGTTTCATGCCGTTAACACCATGTTCATTGTTACAGAAGCATCAGGAGTGCCAGAATCGATATATAACGCCATAGAAGGGAACCTTCAGGGGAATTCGAGATTGTTGATTGTGTTTAATCCTAACGTTACAACAGGATACGCTGCAAGAGCGATGAGGTCTGATAGATTTAACAAGTTTAGGCTTAACTCGCTTAATGCCGAGAATGTGGCAAAAAAGAAAAATATAATCCCGGGTCAGGTGGACTATGAATGGGTTAAAGATAAAGTTAATCTTTGGGCTACACGCATTCAGGAGTCAGACATCAACGAGGGAGAGGGTGATTTTCACTGGGAGGGAGGATTCTATAGACCTAACGACCTTTTCAGGGTTAAGGTTTTGGGGATGTTCCCGAAGGTCTCGGAGGACATCCTAATACCTTACGAGTGGATAGAGCTTGCTTTCAGCCGATGGGATGAGATGGAGAAACCCGAAGGTATCACTAAATTAGGCGTGGATGTTGCAGGGATGGGCAGGGATTCGAGCGTGCTGTGCCCGAGGATAGACAACTACGTGGGTGAGTTTATCACTCATCAATCAGCAGGGAAAGCAGACCATATGCATGTGGCAGGTATGGTTGTTCCATTTTTAAAGGAAGGCGCCGAAGTATATGTGGACACGATAGGAGAGGGTGCCGGGGTTTACTCTCGACTGGTGGAGCAGGGATTCAAGAATGTTGTATCATGCAAGTTCTCCGAGGGGGCTAAAGGACTGAAGGATGTAACAGGAATGAGGGAGTTCGCCACTATGAAGGCGTATCTGTACTGGGCTGTTAGGGACTGGCTGGATCCAGCCAATAAAACCAACGCCGCTCTCCCGAGAAACGACAAGCTTTTAGAAGAGGCAACAGAAATCAAATGGGAGATGCAGTCTAACGGGAAAATCATCATGGAGAAGAAAGAAGATTTAGAAAAAAGACTAAAGAGGTCGCCCGACTATTTCGATGCACTGGCAAACACATTCTACCCGAAGAGGTTCGAGTTTGCTATCAAGTAGAGGGGTGTCAATAACTTTATTAAAAAAAGTGCTATATGTACACATTTTTACTTAGATTTGT